ATCACGTTGCCGCCGTCGCGCCGGTAGTCCCAAAAAACCACTTCGTCGCCGACTGCAAGGCGCTCAAATGGATAGTTGGTGTCCATTTCCAGCAGATGCGCCTCGGGATACTTCGGCAGCATGGACTTTCCGCCTACGCCGATCCACACGAGACAAGGCGGCTTTGGCGCGTTAGTCGGGATGGAGCGCCAGCCAAGTGCGCCAGCGGCCAGCAGCACCAATGCGGTTATGAGGAGCCAGCGCATTGTTAGGCGGCGAATCTGTGACGGCGACCGGCGTACAATGCCCAGCGTGCCTGAATTGAGGTATCGTGTGCCCCGGCATACTGCGCCACCTCGCCAACGACACCGTTGAACCAACCGGCATTAGCGGCACCGCGAGCAAGCAGGGTCAGGCCGTTCATATTGCCAGCCCCAGCATCGCCTGTGGTAGCGGCCAAGCGCATCCAGCGGAGCGTTGAACTGGCACCATTAAGCACGGCGCAGAACACGCCCCACGTTTTTAGCGGAGCGCTCGTGTTGCCTGCCACGCTGCTGCCGGCGTTCAGATTAACCTGCGGAGTTGAAGTGGTCTGAACCAATGCACCGCCGTTGGTCCCGTTGCCGTCGAACAGGTAGTCGCTCGCGGTCCATGACTCCATGGTGCCAACCCAGTAGATCGTGGTCGGCTGCGGGCAGTTGTAAGCGGCGGATTTCAGCGAGTCGTTTACACCGTCGCCATAGTTGCAACTGCGCGTGACAATGTGCGCACCGCCGTTGATGGTCCAGACCTCGCCGGTTGATGCGGTGAAGGTGGTGCCGCTGGTGTAGAGGGCGGGGTTGAATGACTGCACCGCCGCGCCACCGATGGTCGCGCACACCTCGCAGGAATAGATGCGGGCATTGGCCTGATTAGCCGTGCCGGCAGCACGAGCCCCAACCTCAAACGGCACCTTAGCATTGTACAGGTTGTCCATTGAGATTGTACCATTCGTCCCGGCCTGCCTAAGTCCGGCGATGGTCGCGCCGTCAAAAATCTGCACGCGCCCGTCGGACGCCCGCCACGTTGCACGGATGTATCGCTGCGTCCCAACGGAAAATGCGACGTTGGGTGTCTTTGTGACGGTCACACAACCCCCGGCGGTTCCGTCGGTACTGAGGACGAGCGCAATGTCATTGTTGGAATCTATGAGCAAATACCCGGTGTATTCTGCCCCCTGTGCCTTGGCCCACAGGATCGAGCTGATGCCAAGTGCGTTCGGCGAAAACAGAACCGTGACTTGAAACTCCGTGGCATCATCAAGCACCGTGCTTTCAGGGCTTGAAAAATAGTTGCCGCTGACGGCGTTCAGGTAGCCGTACTTCACCCCCGCGTAGTTCAGATAAACCGGCCTATTCGCCAGCGTGCCTTGGAATAGGTCGCGCTCACCCGCTATGCGTGCGCCAGTGGCACCGGAGCTGTTAAGCGTTACGGTCTGCCCCGTCGCGCAGGTGAAGGTGTTGCCGTTGGCGAGTTTCTTGCCGGCGGTGGAGAAGTCGATGTCGGCAAGCAGCGTTCCACCAGAATCGCGCAGCCCCTTGTAAACGCGGGTGCGATAGACAATCGCGGCCAAGTTCTGACTCGTTCCTGAGTTAAATGACCCAATTTCAAACGTCGCCGTGCTGGCAAAAACCGTGCCAGTCACTGCTGATCGTTGCGCTCCCAACGCGGACCAAGTTGTTCCATTGGTGGACGTATAAAAGTCCACCACGGCGTTTGATCCGTTGTTTGGATTAAAAGCGGCACGGATATACCCAGAAAACGGAAATGAAATTGCCGCCGTGCTGGTAAATGTTCCTGCATCCCCGGCGCCCGAAGACGACCAAGTTAGGCCAATAGTCCCGTCTGCATTTAGTCCGCAATTCACGGCACGCTGGTTGCCAGTAGCCAACCGCTTCGCCCAGAGACATTGCGTTGCGGCGGGCGCGGCTAGGATATTGTAGTACCCATCAACATCCCAAATTGCAGTGCCGCTCAGACCCCATCCGGCATCATGCGGGATGTATGCGTAATTTGCGCTGACCGCAGGTAGCACCAGCGCACTCACTCCGCTATTGCCCGACTTGTCCCCCCACAGTGCCACCGCACCGCCGTCCGTGATGGTGGAACCATCGCTGGAGAGCATGGTGCGGGTGTCGAGGGCATCGAACCACGCGGCGAGGTTGGGTAGGCTACGCGGCGTAAAAGCCTCGTTTACCTCCGAGAACACCCCAGCGGTCGGCGAGCGTGACAGACCGCGAATCGTTGCGGCGCGCATGCTCACGGTTAGAAAGTGCTGATCGTGACGTTCGCGTTCGCGGTGGCGCTGATCAGCCGCAGGGAAGCGTTGGCGCTTGCGGCGTAGTCATCCAAGACGCGCACCGTTTGCAGGCCGAACGGAGCAAGCTGCCCCGCGGTGAAGTTGGCGGCGACGACGTTGCCTGAAATCGTGCCGGCGGCGGCAGGGTTTTCGTTCACGGCGAACCACACATCGGCAACGGTCGGGTAAATGACCACGCCGCGCACAGTCGTCGGCAGCGTCACGGTGTAAACGTTGCTCGCGGAAACGAGCGTAGTGATGACGGATTTGGACGCACCTTGGCGTAGGTCGGCGCCAGCGGTGGCGGGCATCGGCTTATCGTAGGAAGGAACGAGCGGGCCAACAACGGGAGATTGGTATTGAGACATAGCGGGTCGGGTTGAAATTAGACGGTGCGGACGGGCTGGGTGATCGCCATGCGCCCCTGGTCGAGCGTGTAAGTCAGGTTATTGGCCGTGAGCATACTGATCTCCCAAAAGAGCAGCGGGTAGGTCTTGGACAGGCTCGTGTTGACCTTTGGAATGCTGACCGTGACCACGTTGGTCACGTTGTTGGCGGTCGGCGTAACGGCGATGATCGCCGCGGCGTTCGTGTCCGTGTCGGGGTATTCCTTGGCGAAAAAGTAAAGGGTGGCGCCGGTCAGGTTATTGCCAACTTCGGTAAGGCGCGCGGCAACGTTGCTCGTGAACGAGTAATCGCGGCCCAACGGGATCTCTTGGTAAGCGCCTGCCATGCCCTACGGCAGCCGGTCAACCTTGCGGCGGTGGCGACTGGTTGACGAATGGCACGGCGCGGTTCAGCGCCTCGCGCCGCTTCTTGCACCCTCCGCAGCCAACCAGCTGCGTGCCAAGCATCTTATCGGATGCGCGTGCAATCGGTTCGGCTACAAGCGCCACGGCATCGCCAAGCCCGCGCATCGGGCGACGAGGCGGGTTGATTGTAATGCGTTCGTTGATCATGCCGTGACCACGTTGCAGCCCGTCACATACCAAGTGTATTCGTCGATGTTGGCATCGGGCACGGCGACATTACTGGTCGTCTCGTTGCTGCTGGTTGCCGTAAAGTTCCAGACGGCGTTGCTGGTCAAAAAGCTCGGGTTGCTCTCAAAGTCCACGGTCGCCGTGTAGTTTACGTTTGCGGTCAGGCCGGTGATGATCAGGCGCACGTTGGAATAACGGTGGAACGTGATGAACCCCGGCATGCCAGTACAGGGCGCCTCGGCGTATTCCGTCGAACACAGGTCGCCGGCCACGTTTTCCGTTTCGTCGCAGCCGGTGTTGCCTACCGTAAACTGCTCCTGAATGCTGAAACACTCATATGTGCAGTTAATCGTCGGCACATCGCCGCAGCAGGTGCACCCGCCGCCACCATCGACCGTAAAGTTTGCCCAAACCTGGCCCATGCGCTTACAGGTTCAGACTAACGTTGATCGTGATGTTGTTGCCGCTGCACGAACCGCTGCCGCTGATGTTGGCGTTGTTCATGCGGTCAACGGTGTAAGTCGCAAAGTTCTCAATCGTGTACGTCACATTGCTGATGACTTTCACGTTGTTGATGCGGTTTTCGATAGCTAGGACGTTGGCCGTCAGGTCGGAGGTCGTGCCGTCAATCTGCTGTTCCAGCCTGCGCAGGCGCCCGTCCAAAATAGACAGATCCAGCACAAACTGACCGCCCGCGTACTTAATCGAGCCAACGTTGGCAATTGGCGCCACCTTACCACCCAAGATCGCGTTGAGCGGAACGATGATCTTGTTTGCATAATCAGCCGACACGAGCGAAAGCCCGCCCGGCTGCACTAGCGGAATCGGTGTAAAGCCGTCAGCCATTTCTCAGGTAGGCTTATTTACTGTCGTCTTTGTCTTTTCCCAGATTTGGCCAATTAACAGCCTGCACTCGCTTGCAATAACATATGTGCTTGGCTCGCTAGCTGGATCGGTTGACCCTATTCCAAAGTTCGGGTTTTGCGGACCGATGTAGTCAACAACGTTCCCTCCGTCTGTGACCTGAAAAATGTTGTCAAGCGTCGGCGAGGTGGCGCTTTGCGTATAGGTGTGTTCAATTGTCGCCGCAGTATATAGTGTAACCGGTGATCTGAAAAAATACGGATTAAACGTTTTCGTGTTCGGACTAATTGGGCCAGACTTGCCCGGAAACGTATAGGCCGTCATCTGGGTTTCGGTCCACGCAGACGGAATTTGGCAATAGACGCGACGGAACCTGACCATCCCAGGTGCGGGCTTTGTAACCGGTCCCTGCTCGACAAGGTATGCGTTTGGGGCGTCCGAGCTTGTCGCCCCTAGCGCGGCTGCGGAATATGCATTGGCGTGCTGAACGTATTCAAGTTCAAACATGGCAGTTGTGCCATTGCTGGGCCACGAGAAAGGATAGCTTACCACGTTGCTTATGAGGTACGCTGCCGTGTAATTGCCGTCGATATATCCGCTCATGGTGGTTACTTCTGCGCCTTGATAATCCCGGAAACCGCTTTTGTTACCTCGTCAAGTTTGGCGTTGGTTGTTTCGAGCGCCGCGGCCACCGCAGCCTTGGCAGAGTCTGGCGTTAGCGTTTGCGACTGCGCGGTAACATCCGAAATGCTCTTGCGCAGCTCGTCGGCCTTGCCCTGCAACTTGAGCGCGCCCTTAATGTCGCCACGCTGGCCCAGCTCGCGCGCCCATTTCTCATTTTCGAGCGCCTGCCGTGCCAGTAACCGCGGGTCATTGCCCTCAACCCAGCCGCCCGTTTCCTGTGCTGCCAGTTCCTCCACAGTGGGCGCGATCTTGTTGAGAATGTCTGCGCGCTTCTTGTCAGCCTTTTCCTGCTCGGCGTTGCCCTCGCGGTCAAACGCCTCCGCAGCGGATCGCGTCTCGGTTTCGTTGCGCAGGATTTCCGCCTGCAATTCCTTGTATGCTACGGTTGCAACCGGCGTGTTGCGCAGCTTTTCGTTTAACGTAGCGCGCTCGTTAGTGAGCTTGAGCAGTTTCTTTTGCGCGTCGGTGCCTTTCAGCATCGACTCCATTTCAGCCTGACTTAATTTCTCCTGCGCCGCGGCCTGCTTCTCGGGCGAATTGGCTTCGCGGGCGCGCTTCAACCTGGCCTCCGCTTCGTCTGCCGCTTTACCGGTCGTCTCGACCATCTTGCGGGCGGCGTCTTCCTGCTCCGCGGTTACGTCTTGGAAAAACCTGCGTGCGCTATCGCCAAGCGACGTAAAGAACGAAAGCCCATCGGTCAGCGCATTGCGAAACCCGTGCCCGATTCTGCCGATGGCATCGCCAAGTTCGGCCACCGACTGCGTGCCGGAATCAACCGCTTTGCCGATCTTCGCTGCCTCGTCGCGCAATTCCTGCGCGTTGGTGATGGCGCTGCGGAAGCCGGCGATAATGCCGCCAATGCCGATAAGCCCACCCAGCCCACCGCCCACGTTGAACTCGCGGAAGGACTTTTTGAGATCCTTGAGCGAGTTGTTTGCAGATGCGAGGCCGCGCTGAAAGCCAGCGGTGGACGCGCGGATCACGAAATCGACGCCAATCATGCTTTACTCCTAGCGAGATAATCAACCGCGTGCGCATCGCTCGGGTTGGTTAGGGTTGCTCCGTGAATGCGACGGGATGAAACGCGCAAGTGCTGCCACAGGCGCCGCAGCGGCATGTCTAGTATTTCGTCGTAGGAAAACGGCAATTCCGCCTCGGCAAAGCGGTCAATGATGTACGCCGGATAAGATGCGTAGGACGGCGGCGGAACTTCGTCCTTGGTGCCGCCGCCCGTCATCATGTCCATGAACGCGCCATTGAGCCATTCCTCGATCTCGGCGATGATCACATCCGGCGCACCCGCTCGCAGCGCCTTGCGGAAAAACGCGCGCTGGTTTACGCCATCCTGAAACGCCTGCCAAAAGCTGAACCGCGGCGACTTCGGCGGCTCAAACTCAGGCAGGCAGAAATACACGCATTGCAGCGCATGGGCTAGCATCTCCTGCTCAGACTCAAACCGGCAGGGAACGACAAATCCGTTGCGCGCCTGCTCAAGCCAGATCAGCCGGCGCAGCGACAACGGCACAACCTCAACGCCGCAGACGATCTCGTGCCCGTCGAGGAACGCGGTATCCCGCAGCCGATTTTCGCGTTTAACCGCATCAGCATAACCGGGAATCGGGACTGTCTGGAGTGTGGCCATTGGGCAACATCGGCCCGTTGGCCCTTAGTTCGCGCGCGCCTGCCAGCCGAGTGACGCCACCCACGGACCGCGCTGCGGCTTGCTGATAGAAACGCTCGTGATGAAGCAGTTCACGTTGGCGCCAGCGATGTTGACGTTCGTGATCACGCCAGTCGTGGCGTTGGCCGCGGCGGTCGTCGGCTCGGCGACGTTGGACGCGCTGAACTGAACCTCGGCGCTGCCGGTGATCGGACCCTTAAACGACAGGGCTCCACTGTGCTCGCCGTTCTCGTCGGTGATCTGCACCGTTTCGGCACCTTTATCGACGGTGAAGCTGTTGCACTTGTAGGAAACGCCGTTGATCGCCAAAACGGGCGAGCCAGAGGGGAATGTACCGTCCTGATAGACTGCCATAATGAAAAGTGGTTGAGGTTACTTGTGCGGAGAATGGTCAACCGCTAGGCGTTCGGGTAGCTGGCGGGCGGGATGAACAGTTCCAGCGCATAGGTTAGCTGCGTCTGGATCTCGTCGTTAGCCTCGTCGATTGCCTGCGCGGAGCCGGTGGGCGTCACAAACACGGTCTGGTAGTACGGCACCGTGTTGGTGTTCAGGATCGCCGTCGCCTCTAGCATGGCTTGCCGGGTGCCCCCGCGCAGTAGCCCGTGGGATTGCGACGTGTTGGAACGGGAGGTCACCACATCAAGCGTAACAGCCGCTGTATAGTGCGAGTAGTAGTTGGTCGCTGAATTGCCGGATGTGGTGAAATCTTCCTTGTACCCGCTGCCATCGGCGCCGAGGCCGGTCATGGACACGCGGATTTGCAGGCGCGGGGTGGTCAGGTGATCCGCCGAGACTAGGTTCGTCTGCGGGGTCACGACCTGGCCGAACACGCTGCCGCCAACGTTCATGTTGGCGAAGTAGTTGCGAAGGGCGGTTTCGTATTGCCCCTCGAAGTCGTAAAGGGTGGCGATGTTGGGCGCTGGCACGGTTTGCCTTTGGCTGAATTGTCAACCCTACGCCGCGGCAGCGCCCATCGCCTTTGCTGCCGCCAACTGCATCTGCCGCTTCACATAGTTCTCAATGTCGCGGGATCTGGCCTGAATAGCATTGCGCAGGATGCGGTTTCCTTCGCCTTGGGCGCCATATCTGGCCCAGCCGGTCTCATTGATCACGCGGACAAACGGATCGGCTCCTAGCGTGCCGTCTATGGCTTGCCCGCCAGCCGTGCCGTGCTTGCTGATCCAGCTTGTCGTCACGGTGCCGCCAAAGCTCGCAATGCCGGCATTCCAACCGCCCTTAGCCCAGCCCACGCGGCCCTGCACGGTTTTCATGTATGTACGCGCGGTTTTCGCCTGCGGTCCTAGCGTGACCACGCCGATGTTGCCGCCCTTGCCGGGGCGCCCCCGACCGCGGGCGAGCCTGTTCTGGCGGTGCCATTCGGTCGTGAAGCCAATCGCGCGCGTGTTGCGCAGGTTGTTCCCGCCCCTGAAATACCGCGCCGCGGCATCCCATGCGGGCCGGTTGTCCTCGCGGATAATCTTCTTTAGGCGCTTATCCTCAAACGTGCGCTGGTCGAGCGGGCGGAAAATCGTTGAAAGGTCGCGTGCTACCGCGGCCTTGCCTTGGCCTACGTTGCGCGGCGGCGTGAAGTCCTGGCACCGCTTGGCAAGGAGTGCCGCCTGTTTCGGCAGGGTGCCATACACCGGATCAACTAGGCCGGCGCGCACGGCAGAGCGTAGCCGCTGCATCGCCGCCTCAAACGCCACAGAATTAACCTCAACTGTAACGCCGTCAGCCATCAGGTCAGGCGCTTCAAGGTCAGCGTAAACGCCGGTTCGGCGCTCGTGTCGCTGCCGTCGATCTTCTCGATGGCGTAATTGATGCCGCCGTATGCCACAACGCCGCGGTTGGCGGGTGCTACGTTGGCGGTTGTCCATTGCGCCTTGCTCGTGACGCAGATCAGCGCCGTTTCCTTGCGAGTGCTGAAATCGCCGAACTGGTACTCGATCTCGACTTGGTTAAACACGCCGACAAGCGCCGCGTTGGAATAGGTGAAGGCTTCGCCGAAAATGTCCGTGTTCTCGGCGAAGTCCTGCCCTGCCTTGGCTACGTCATAGAATGCTCCCATGCCTTAGCCCCCAGCGGCAACTACGCCGCGGTAAACGAGGCGGGTGGTCCTACCGTCTCGACCAACTTGGGCGCCACCTTCTTCGCCTGTTCCTCGGCTTTGGCGTACAGCTTCTTCAAGTGGTCGCCAACCTGCATGACCTCCTGTGGGTTGCCGGGGTAAACAAACGAGCCGATGTGGCCGCATTGGATCGTAGTCAGCATCCAGACCTTATTGCCCATTTCGCGCCATCGCTGGCAGAAGTACCAGTCCTCGGACAGAAAGCGATTGTAGCCCAGCAGCGGGTCTTTTCGCACGCCCACGGTGAAGAAGTCGTACTTGATCGTGCGCGGCCCGCCTTGGTCGCCCATGTCAGTTTCAAACCGCATCTCGTCGCCAAACTTCTCGATCATCTGCGTGTAAACGTCGCGGTGAATCAGCATGAAGCCGGTCCCGGCCTCGCGGACCTCGACCACGCCTTCCGCATCCGGCACGCAACCCGGCATGTTGTTAAACACAACCTTGGGCTTAAGTTGCTTGATCGGGTAGGTGCCGGCGTAGATGCCCGGTCCTTTGCGCTTGCCCAATTCGTACAGGCGCACAATCGCATCGGGCTGGAAGATCAGATCGGTGTCGATAAACAGCATCCAATCGTACCGGCGGCGCGCTGGCGTGCCCTGCGGTGTCGTCTCGTCGTACCCGCGGAGGAAGTTATGCGCGAGGTTGTTCCGCGCACGGTTCACGAGGGAATCGCCGGGAAGGAAATCAATGAATGCAATAACCTGCGTTGTGCCGAGCGTGTGCAGCACGCATTGCATAAACGGCTGGTCGATCTTGCCACCGTAACACGGCAAGCACATCACAATGCGCTCGTCGCGGATAATCTCGACTGCATCCGTTTCAGTGACGGGCGCAGCATTGCTGTCGTTCTTCGGGTCCATAAGTGTGTGTTAAGAAAAACCCGCAGGGCAATCTGCGGGTTTACTAGATGGAGCGCCCATTGCCGGGCGGGTGGCTTACTCAGCCGCCGAGAGGATGCGGACCAGGTTGCCGGGATTGCCGATCTGCGCGCCGTAGATGAAGCACCACTCGGTGCGCTGCGACGTGCCATCGTAGTAATCACGGAACTGGATCGTGAGGCCGGTATCGGGATCGGTGATGTTGCGCACCTCGCCGTACCAGTTGCGGGGCATCTGCGGCGGGCGGGCGGCAAGCAACAGCGCCTGCGGGGCGAAGGCATAGGCCGCGAGGTTGTTCGTGCTCGGGATCGTGCCATTATACTCGTAGGGCGTCAGGCCATAAACCTGCGGAAGAACGCCGGTCGTGATCACCTGATTGCTGCCGTAAGCGTAGGCCGCTTGAACAGCGGTGTCCTTCTTGAGCGTGGCTGCATACGACGGAGGTACGATCAGCGAACGGCGAGACAGCGGCACCTTGTTCGTGTTTAACGTCTGAACAACGCCGGCAACATTGGCCGCGGTGAAGTTGGCGGCGGTGATGACGGTGTTGGACGTGAATGAGGACACCGTAATCAGCGCCTGCACGGTCGCCATGACGTTCTCGAACAGTTCAGTAATGGCCGGCTCGATGAACTGTTCCACCAAGCGAACGTCGCTGAACGCCTCCTCGGTGTCGGTGAAACTCACCGGCACGCCGACATATTTATCGAGGGTGATCGTGCGCGAAACCGTGTTGGCGCCGATGGCGGTCTTCGCCGAGGCGAAGTTCTGCGCCGTCATGGCGTTCGGGTAGCGGGTGGTAATCGCGTTGCCGTGCGGCACCGCTTCGTCGGAGAAATCAGTGAGGAAGCTGGTGATGGGCAGCTTCTTGGTGAGCAGACAGTCGAGGGACAGCTTGGCGATACGAGTCGCAAAGACGCCGTTTAGAGCATTAGCCATAAAATAGGATGGTTACGGGTTAGAGTTTCTTGCGGGAAAGGTGTTGGGCGCGGAACTGCTCGGCCATGTCCTTGTCCTTGGCGGACAGCTCGGCGTACTGGTTCCAGCGTTCGCGGTCGCTCTTGGCCGGGGCGGGCATCTGCGCGACCTTGCTGATCTCGCTAAAACGCGCCTGGATGGCATCGCCACCGGCCTTGCGAATGTCGTATTTCTCGGCCTCGGCGCGGGCGGCTTTCTCAGCCTCAAGCGCCTTGGTCAGTTCCGACTTCTCGCCGGCAGCAGCTTCAAGAGCCTTGACGGACTCGGCCAGCTTGGCCTCGAAAGCCTTAACGGCTTCGGCGTGCTTGGATTCAAGGGCGGCGACAGCATCCTTGTGCTGCGCGGAAAGGGTGGCGATCTCGGCATCCTTGGCAGAAAGCGCCTCAGTGTGCTTGGAAAGCTCAATAACGTTGGTTGCGGTAGCCATAAGGTCGGGTTGCTTATCGTCCGCGCCGTCAACCTTGGCCGCGAACAGCGCGACATTGGCGGCAGGGGTCTTGACGAAATCGCATGAAACGATGCCCAAAACGCGCAGGCTCGGCATTGCGCGCACGGCGTTGTCAGGTGTGTACGGGTCGCCTGCCGGGACTTCGGTGCCGTCATTCAGCACCCACGCGAAAGCCACGCGCATGACCGGGCTGATGCCCAACTGGTCGGGGTAGTTCTTCGCCAGTTCAATAAGTGTGCTATATTCCTCCTCCTCGTTCTCGATGAACGAATTGAGGAACACGAAATTGCGCGCCCGTACCCGGTTGCCGTCGCGGTAAAACCCGCTAAACATACCGCATTCCTCGCCCAGCCGGTCCTGCATGGCGTCCTCATGGGTGAGGTAGGCCGGAATGGTCTTGCCCAGCGCCAGCGCCGTGAACTGCTCAATCGTGCGCTCGTCCACATACACGCCATGACCAAGCGCCTCGCCTTCGGTCAGGATCGAAACGTCGCTAAAGCCCTTGGGCGTGACGGCGGCGAAGCTGATCTGCTCAAAGCAAACGTGGTCGTTTGTTGCGGTTGGCATTTGCAAAAACTCCATGCGTCAATTTCCCGCGGCGGCAGGCTGCGGCGGCGGTTGCGGCGCCAATTGCTGCGGCACTAGCCCAGCGTCACGCAGCTTTTGCATTTCGCTCTGCCGGTCGCGGATATGCTGGTCAATGTCGCGGCCTTCCTCGCCCAAAATGTCGCCAAGGTTCGTAATGCCGGCAAAGTAGTCCTCGCGGTCGGCGTTGGCCTCGCGCCCGTAGTCGGCGGTCATGCGGGCGGGCAAAGTGAAGTTCCATTTGTACCACTCGTCGCTCGCCGGCAGCAGCCCTTGCTTGATCGCCTTCGCCACGGCATAACCGCACAGGCGCTTCGCCACCGGGCGCAGCAGGTCTTGGCGGTCCTCGACGGCGCGCATCGCCTTGGCGATCAGCAGCCGCACGTTGGCGCCACCCAGCTTGGACGCATCCCACGTTAGCTCGTAGGGCCAACCCGCGCCGACGCACGCATTGCGGATCAGCCGGTCCATGAACTCGCTGACGGCGATACCGGGTCGGTCGTTTTTCAGCCCCTCCAGCTTGGAACCGCTGCCGCTGCGGAAGAAATGCGCGGTGCCGCCCATAAACTCCTGCGTCGTCACGCTCGGGACTTCGCCGGGTTGCTGCGTGCTGTTCTTGCGCAGCAGGTTCATCGGGTCGCCAGGATCGGGCGCGCCCTGCTCGTTCCACTCGATCAGCCCCACCGATGACATGAGCATCGCGGCGGTTTTCTCGTATCCCTGCACGGTGCGCAGATCCTTGAGATCCAGCAGCGCATGCATGAAAATGGGGAAACCGCGCACTTGGTCGGCCCAGCGCGGGTCAAAAATCTGGATCAGGTCGCGAGCGGAATAGATTTTGTCGTCGTCCTTTTTCTCGCCCATGACGTTGTACGCCACTGCGCGCCCGAACTCGTTTACCACGACACCCTGAATCATCTGCAAGCCGCGGTATGGGCCGGACTCCACGCGGTCGGTGCGCTGGTCGCGCTGCCCGATCATGTGCGCCGGGATAAGCTGGATCTGCGGCCAACCCTCTTTTGATTCGGTCAGGTAAACGTAAATCTCGCCGTCGCGGTCAACGGCAACGGACGACAAAAACAGGTCCGTCTTAAAGTCGTACATGCTGCCGCGAATGTCCGCGACGGGATACCATTCCTCGCGCAACCACGCTTCGGCGGTGGCGCCCCATTCCGCATCCTTGCCGGTGAACTTTGGATTCCACGCGCGGCCAATGGAATACGTCGCCTTGTCGTCAATGGCGCCAGTGACCGGCCCGAGGTTGCAGTAGAGTTTGCGCGAGTCTGAAAGGATCTGATGCCAGTCGCTTTCTTGGATCTCTTTCGGAATGCTGTTGATCGTGTTCGGCTCCATCGGGCGCCGGTAGCGGTCGCGCGGGTTGGCCGCGTCCACGAGGTAAGACAGCCCAATAAGTTTCGCCGCGGCGCGTTGCAGTAGGTTCATGGCATTAACGCATCATCGCGTATGTGTTTCTCGGTACGCGGGTCAGGCCGGCTTCCAATGCCGTGAGCGCCAGTTCAGCCGCGTTCATAAAGTCGGCAACGGTCGTGCCCGCCTGCGCCTGGAACGTGACCGACTTGCCGTTGACCGATGTGCTAATGATTACGCCACCTTGCGCACTTGTGGCCGTTAGCTTGCTGGTGATCAGCTCGTCGAGGTAGGCGCGTGCGTTGCTGGTCTTATTGGCCTGCCGAATAAGAATGTTGGCTAATTGGACAATCATCGCGTGATGCCAACGCCGCTATCGTCAACCCTAGGCGCGCGAAACCCTGCCCCCAGCCAAAGCCAAGGGCAGGGCCACACAACATGAACACGCGAAACCGCGCGCAGTTGCGGGTTTGGTCAATAATTGACCTGCGCCGTTACGAGGCTACCGGCATTCCGCCCTGATCTCGTCTAGTCGGCGCCGTGCGTACTCCCACAAGCCGGAATCCTCCGTGAAAAATGGCGCAGTCATGTAGATTGGTTCCATCGGGTGTCCTGTTTGCAGGCGACTCGCGCAGATTTCCGCCACTTGCCGAACATAGGCCGGATCTGCGGCAACCCGGTTCGCAAGCAACTGCGCCTCTGCCTCTTTGTTCACGATGCCAGCGCCGCGTGCGCCATGTCCCACGGCGTAATTTCGGGCGGGCGGTGCTGCCCATCCTTGCGGAAGGTCGAAAACTCGGTGCGCAGCCGGTCAACTACGGTGCAGCCGCGCAAAACCATCGCCGCCTTCACGAGCGATTCGGGATGCAGCGGGCATCCGTGCTCGATGGCGTGCGGAATGTAGCTGTAAGCTGTGAAATACATATTGGCCGCAAGCTCGCCCATGACGGCAAAGCGGTCATTCACCCCACCGAAAGCGCCCCACCAAGGCGTGTAGCACCAATCTGCACCGGGCGGGTTGATCTCTGGCGGCACAAAGTCGTGAAAATACAGGTCAGGCCGGACCCGGATAAACGTGTCCTCGGTTTCGCGGCCTAGGCGCTGGTAGAGCTTCCAGCCGTGCTCAAGCTGCCACAACTGGCGCAACACCGCCTGCAACGGTACGCTGCGGGCGTATGGCTCGAAACGCACCGGCTCGTGCGGCTCGGGCAGGTCCGGTTGCGCCTCAATCGCTTCCATGCTCACCGGGGCGCCAGGAAACAGCTTGCGCAAGATCGCCTGCATTTGCTCGCTGTCCTCGTCCTTGATCGTGCTGACGTAAAAAGCCGGGTCTGCGTAGTGGCGCGCAACGTGCCACTTGAACGTGTGGATGCAGGTCGCAAAAGTGCGGGCGTGGCCCGTCATAATGATGGCGGTGCTCATGTTCCAAGGTCGAAGTGGTCCGTATCAAGCGCCCACTTGCATTCGTCTATTTTTCGCAGGGCTTCAACTACGGCTTCCATGGTAAAACCGCAGTTTGTATGCAGATATATGCCCTCGGTTATAAGCGCCAGTGCCTTTGCAATTTTAGTCTTTTTTCTAAACGCATTCACGTTTGCGCCGATGGCCGAAAGCCCGCTGGAAAGCCGCTTGTCGTCTGGCCATTTTACAACGGCGATTTTTCTGGTTTGGCGGTCCCAGCACAACATGCATTCACTGGCTTTCATTTGTACGCCTCCGCGTCGGCAAACCAGATCGTCCGCGCCAGCACATGATGCCGCTGGAACGCCTCAGTCACGGCATCGCTCACGCCCCAAGTCGCCTCGATGTTCTCGTAATCGTCGCCGGCAATGATCGTGCCGGGGTGTGTCAACTTGCGGACCTGCTGCAACTGGCGGGTAACGGTCGCCTTGTCGTGGGCGGTGTCAACGTACAGCAGGTCGAACTGCCCCTGCACGTTCGGAAGCCAAATGGCGTCATCGGCCTCAATCAGCCGTACCGCGTGCGGCGGCTGCGGGTTGATGTTGGTCAGCGCCTGCGTGGCATTGGGCGCCTTACCGAAACCTGCCGCCTCCCATGTCAGGTTGCGCTTGTCCTCGGGCCAATCGTCGCAGGGGCCATCGTTGAACTTGTCCACGCCGACCACTTGCAGCGGGTGCGCGCTGACTTCCAGCATCGTCGCAATGTCGCGGCCAAGGTACACGCCAAGGATCAGCACCGACTTGATTTCCGGCACCGCGGCGAAAACCGACTTAAAGAAAAGCCGGTGGTATGCGCTCGACCAGCCGGGTATGCGCGCAGCGAGCTTCGCGTGATCGTCGGCAATCTCGTGGAACTTCGCCGAGTATGCGTTGATGGCGGTCAGGGTTTTTTCTGCGTTGGTCATGTGGTGCCTTTCTCTGCTGTGTTTTCTTCGGATTGCTGGCCTGTTTCCGGCGCCGTCAAGACCGATAACATCATGGCAACGACGGTCTGCATGGCCTCCAGGTCGTGCGCGTGGTTCGCGTGCCGGCGCACCCAGCGCCACTCAGGGCGCCCGGTCTTGCCGTTTAGTCGCTGCTTCTTGTGATCGCCCGAAAGCTGGTTGATGTATTCGCCGCTGCTGTCGTCCGGCGTTTCCCACTTGGCGCCGCGGCCACTTCGCAAATTGAACAGCACATCCTTGATTGGATCTGACGCCCAATGGAACAGCGGGATCAGCTTGCCGTTGTGCAGGATTTGCGAGGCGTTCGACCACAGGCGCTTGATCTTCGTGCCGCGCACATCGACCTGAAAGAAATTGTCGCCGCTGCCCTTGAGCGCGGTCCACCCATAGCGGGCGCAGTCGGTGTAAACGCCCTCGGGGAAGTAGCCCGCGTCCTCAAACGTCAGTTGCGGCTCCACGCCGTGCATCAGGCGGATTTCCTCCAACTGCTCGGGCGTCGTCACGCGCGAGAAATACAGCTTGCGACTGCTGCCATCGCGCCGCCATGCGCGCACCACGGTCCAGAAGTGGTCGCGCTGGCGGTCAATGGTCATGAAGCGGTACGCCTCGTTCTCGATCTTTGCCGCGGGGTCTAGGCCGGCGAGGTTGTAGCCGGACGGTTTCAGCAGGATCACTTCGCTCGTGTCCTCGTCCACCCACGGCAGCGCCCGACGCTGGCGGGTGAAGTCCATCATCGCCTGCGGCACGCCCTGCTTTTGCGCCTTCCGCGCCTCTAGGAACTGCGCCACGAGTGCGCCCATGTCCCGCGCCACAAGCGCCTCCCAGCGGAATGATGCAATGTGCTTCGGCGCATCGGTGCGGAGTGCGACGTACTCGCCCTCGGCGTTCCAACGTGCGCGTGTGGCCGATGTGTCCGCGTGCTCATGTCCGCAATGCGGGCAGCGCCACCGGGCGGTTTCTGCTGCGCGGCCAATGTTCCAACTGCCATCGCTGCGGCGCGCGTCCTCGTGCCACACCACGCCTGCGTGCTTCTCGGGCTGGCTGATTGCCTTGCAGGAGAACTCAAGCGGCGACAACTGGCCGCAGCCGAAACAATGCACCGACCACACCTGCTGGTTGCCGGCGTTCCATGCCTCGTGAAAATCGTCGCCTGCGTTGCCGCCCTGGCTCTCGTTGATCACTTTGCTGTTTCCTGCCTTCTCGTAGGCCGAGACACGACCGCGGGCGTGGGATAGCAGACCCTGCTTCCACAACCAAACCTCGCTGTTGAATTTCCACCTGATCGAGACGCGCTGCAAGTTGTTCAGATTGGCGCCATTCACTTCGATGAAAAACGGGCCAAAGTAGATCGAGGCGGTCTGCGTCATGTGCCGGTCGCTCGGCATCATGTCGCGGATCTGCCGGACGCCCTTCAGCATTTCCATGAACCGCTGGTTGCAATGCTCCTTTGCGTCGTCGTCGCTCTGCATCGTCCACATGGTGGGGCCCGGCGAATTGCATGCGGCCCATGCGATGCAGATTTCACTAATCAGCGACTTGCCGGTTTGGATGGCGCCACACCAACTAGCCTCGCGGATATGATCCGCCTGCACCGCCTCAAACGGGCCGATCATGTGCCGCGATGTGCGTGTGTCGAACCGCCCCGGCTGCGCGTAACTGGCCGGCAGCGTCACATGGTCATGCGCCCATTCGTAGATTCTGCGCCGGTCGGGTTTCTGCCAGCCCAGCCGCCAACCGGGGAACTGCTCGACCTGCTTCATTCCTCGTAGAACCGCTTAACCATGTCCTGCATCTTGTCCGCGATGGTATCCGCCATCTCGCGCAGGATCGGGCGCTGTGCCGCCGCGGCCAAACCGTCGAGCTTGGGTGGCGCCTCGGTCTCTAGGAACTGGTAAAGTTCCGTTCGTGCCTGCACCGCTATGTGGTGCAACAGCGTGTTCACTTCGTCGCGGTCGATCAGCTTCCGCCGCAGCTTGTCGTTTTGCAGGTCAAACCGCTCGATCTCCTTGCGCAGCTTTTCCTTGAGCAGTTCCTCGCGGCTCGCGTCCACGCGGTTGCCAGGTGTGCCAAGCCCGTTCGCCTTGATGAACTCCTGCCACTTCGCCAAGTCGGTATCGGTCGGCGCACCTTGCAGGCGCCGCCAGTCCCGCATGATCCGCGCGGAGAAGCCGAGCTGATCCGCCAGTTGCAGCCATGTGGTTTTGGGTTGGTCGCTCAAGGGATGGGAAACAGGTTCAACATGGTTCACGCGGGGGTTTGGGGGATGACGCCAACAC